ATGGATTAAGGATTACACACTTGCTAACTGCAAGATTATGCTTGGGCAAGCACGTGAAAAATTTGCCAGCATTGCAGGACCACAGGGTGGAACAGCACTTAACGGTGCAAGCATCAAGCAGGAAGGCTTTAATGATATTGAAAGACTCACAATGGAACTAGGCACACAGGTTGCAGGTGGCATAGGATACAGTTGGATTAACGGATAATGCGCATTTTAGAATTAATCACTGAAGAAGAACACGACGAAATTTTCAACGAAGTTGCCAAGATGGTTTGGGGTAGAGCCGCTCCTAGCGCAAGAGGTGGTAAGACTAAACTTCGCTTTAGATGTTCTGTAGGTCCTAGAGCAGGCAGACAGGTAAGCCATCCTTCAAAATGTGTTCAACAATACAATGTTGCTAGAGCTCAAAAAATGAAAACCACTCGTGCTAGAACTTCACCAACACAAGCACGCAGGCAGCAAAGAACCAAATCAATCAACACAGCAAGCGTTTTGGCAAGAAAACTTAATACAGGCAAGCCAGGACAGCCAAAACCCTTCTATTAAACACTTGACATATAATCTAAAGACGCTATAATATAACTTTAAAGGAGAGTTATATGATTATAGGCGTTTGCGGATTCATCGGTTGCGGTAAGGATACTGTAGCAGATTATCTAGTAAATTTTCATGAATTCCGTAGAGAAAGTTTTGCCGATACACTAAAGGATGCTGTTTCAGCAGTTTTTGGCTGGGATAGAACCATGCTCGAAGGAAGAACAAAAGAAGCGAGAGAATGGCGAGAACAGGTAGATCCTTGGTGGGCTGAAAGACTTGCTATGCCTACGCTAACTCCTAGATGGGTGCTGCAATATTGGGGTACAGAAGTATGCCGTAAGACTTTTCACGATGATATATGGATTGCTAGTTTGGAAAACAAACTAAGACAAAGCAAGGATAGTATTGTGGTTAGCGATGTGCGTTTTCCTAACGAAGTAAAAGCGATTAAAAATTTAGGTGGTAAAATTATTTGGGTAAAACGAGGACAACTGCCCGAATGGTACGATACTGCGCTTAGAGCAAACTCCGGAGAAAACTTTTACATACAGGAAATGAAACAACACAAAGTACATGCATCTGAATGGGCATGGGTAGGTACTGAGTTTGATAGCGAAATAGTTAATGATTCATCCATTGATGATCTATATAAAAAAGTACTATCAATAGTCAGCAATTAGGTCACCCTGCTTCCAAGTTATTCCTTCCTTACCTAGAATATTTGCACAATTAGCACAAACAGTTTTAAGATTACGGTGCCTACAATTGTTTAGATTTCCATCCACGTGAAATACTCTAAAAACTTCATTATACTTGGATTTAAATCCACACCTATCACACTTGGATTGTTTTCTGTATCCTGCCCTATACCACCTAGGTATTCCATGATTCACACCATTTGATAAACACACTTCGCAAAGGCTTCTATAATAAGTTTTGTTGCCTTTCTTGTAATTTACTGCTCTAGGTCGAATTCCGCATGTACATAAGGGTCTCATAACTGTATTTACACCTTTTTGACCCCTTTTTCACGGTGTATAACACGCCATTTTTCCATTTATATACTAAATACATTAGTAATACACACAAGTAATGATTTGATATTACATTACCAGGAGATAACGTAAATGGCACTAACATCACCCGGCGTTGAAGTTACGGTAATAGATGAGAGTTTTTATACACCTGCTGAACCAGGTACAACACCCCTTATCGTCGTAGCAACCGCACAAGATAAAACAAATGCTGCTGGAACAGGCATTGCTGAAGCAACTACATCAGCGAATGCAAACACAGCATTTAAAGTAACATCACAGAAAGAATTAGTAGATCTTTTTGGAGTACCAAACTTTGAAAAGACAGCAAGCAATACACCAATACACGGTAGCGAACTTAATGAGTATGGGCTATTAGCAGCATACAGTTTGCTAGGCGTTTCAAACGCAGCATTCGTTGTACGTGCAGATGTTGATCTTGCAGAACTAAAAAGTTCAACAGATGCTCCGGGAGCGAATCCGGCCGATGGAACATGGTGGATTAACACAAATGCAACCAGTTGGGGTATCCAGGAATGGAACGGTGCTGCAATAAGCACAACAGGTGGTCAAAAATTTGCTAACAAAACACCACTCGTATTAACGGACAGTGACACAACTAAAATTGATTCAGGAACTGGTAAGCCACTAGGTTCAGTTGGGGCTATCGGTGATTATGCAGTTGTATTTGAAACAGTAGATGGTAGCGGTACATTCACTGCATCAAAAGAAACAGCAAGATTTTACTACAAATCAGTTGGAAATACTCAGGCTGGTGTGCCAGCAGGTACTTGGGTATTGGTAGGTAGCAGTGACTGGGCTGCAAGTCATCCAACAATCATTGGTGGTAGTGTATCGTCATTAACAGCAGGAACATTTACAATTAACGGAACTACAGCAACTATTACAGGCGGTGATACATTAAATGATTTAGTATCAACAATTAATGGTTTAGGTATTACTGGTGTAACTGCTAAGAACGTAAGTGACAAACTGTACCTTTACAGCAACGCTGTAACTGACACAGTTGGTGACTCTTCAAGAAGTAATGCAATTGTAATTGGAACAGCAAGTCCAGCAACAATTAATACTGAATTAGGTATTAATGCAGGAACTTACTATGGTCCAGAACTACAGCAGTCACCACACACAAGCGTTCCACAATGGAAGACAGCAGATTCAACACCACGTCCAACAGGAAGTGTTTGGATTAAAACTACAGAACCAAATAACGGTGCTCGTTGGAGAGCAAACAAATGGTCAGCAGCAACTACAAGTTGGGTAGCAGTAAATGCTCCAATTTATGCTAATGGACATGCTGCTCTTTACTATCTAGATAGAGCAGGCGGCGGAGCAAACTTATTAGTTGATAATTTATTTGTTCAGTCAAACTCTAACGAAAATACATTATACGATGCAACGCCATCAACTGCTACATTTAGAGTATGGCGCAGAGCAGCAAGTGGTGTAACTTCAATTACATCATCCGCTGTAACTGCATCAACATTTACTTCAGGCGATAATACATTTACTATTTCTGAATCAATCAAAGGACAACTTGCACTAAACGCAGGTGTTTCGATTGCATGTACATCAGCAAACGGTAATGCACTCACTGGAGCAACAGGTGATGCTGAAAAAATTGCAGCAGCAATTAACTCAGCAGGTTTAACCAATGTTGAAGCAAGTGTTACAACAGACAATGAAATTGTAATCACACACAGATTAGGTGGTGAGTTTAGAATTAAAGATGGAACTAACACACCGATTGCATCAGCATTTACACCTTACAACATTAACACACTTGCAGGAACTGCAAACTTCTACACAGCACCAACAGGCGCTGATGATGATTACATTGCAAGTAACTGGCAACCGTTGGCTGCTAGTGATTTCTTTGCAAGTTCAGATAACCCACAGGCAGAACCAAACGACGGACAACTTTGGTACAACCCATCATTCGGTGAAGTTGATATCATGATCCACAATGGTACTACTTGGGTAGGTTACCAAAACTACAATGTTGCTTACGCAAACTGCTCACCAGCAGGTCCAATTGTAAGTGCAACAGCACCTAAAAAAGATACTGGACAAAGCGATGGTTCAGCACTTGTAGATGGCGACCTTTGGGTTTCAACAGCAGATTTAGAAAACTTCCCAACAGTATATCGTTGGAACGGTACTACTGAAGAGTGGGTACAGTTGGATAAAACAGATCAAACAACAGAAGAAGGCATCCTATTTGCAGATGCACGTTATGGACTAAGCGGTGCTACTGGTAACACAGAAGCAACTATCAAGGATCTATTAACAAATAACTACTTAGATCCAGATGCTCCAGATCCAGACCTGTATCCACAAGGAATGCTACTATGGAACCTACGTAGAAGTGGCGGTAACGTTAAGCGTTATGCTAACAACTACATTGACACAACTGCTGATAATGAAAGATTTAACAACAGTGAGGCAATGACAGGTTATGCAACTGATCGTTGGGTTACACAATCAGGTAACCAAGAAGACGGTAGCGGATCATTTGGTAGAAAGGCGCAGAGACAGGTTGTAATTCAAGCAATGAAATCTACTATTGATACAAGTGATCAAATTAGAGATGAAGAGCGTAGAAACTTCAACATTATTGCTGCTCCGGGATATACAGAAGTAATGAGCAACCTAGTTAATCTTAACATTGACAGAGGCCTAACAGCATTTGTTATCGGTGACACACCATTGAGATTAGCAGCAGATGCAACTACACTAACAAACTATGGTACAAACGCAGAACTAGTTACTGACAACAGTGACAGCGGTTTGGTAACATACGACGAATACCTAGCAACGTTTTATCCAAACGGATTTACAACTGACCTAGGTGGTGCGAATGCAGTTGTTCCAGCATCACACATGATGATGAGAACTATTGCACTTAGCGATCAAGTATCGTTTCCATGGTTTGCACCAGCAGGTACAAGACGTGGTGGAATTTCAAATGCTACAGCGGTGGGATACATCAATGCATCAACAGGTGAATTCCAAACAGTTGCACTAAACGAAGGTCAAAGGGATACGTTGTACGATCTAAAGATTAACCCAATTACATTCTTTAATGGAGTTGGTTTGGTCAACTATGGTCAAAAGACTAGAGCAAGAAATGCTTCTGCACTAGACAGAATCAACGTAGCACGTTTGGTTGTATATCTACGTAGCCAACTTAATAAACTGGCTCGTCCATATATCTTTGAACCAAATGATAAAATCACTAGGGACGAGATCAAACAAGCAGTAGAATCACTTCTACTAGAACTAGTTGGTTTAAGAGCCCTTTATGATTTCGCAGTAGTATGTGATGAAACAAACAATACTCCGGCTAGAATCGATCGTAACGAACTATATGTTGATATTGCGATTGAACCAGTCAAGGCTATTGAGTTCATATACATTCCGTTGCGTGTCAAGAACACAGGGGAGATATAAGACATGCCTATTACATCATTAAATAACTTTTCAGTACCCACAGACGCAGGCAACCAAGTGCTCTTGATGCCTAAGTTAAAGTATCGCTTCCGCGTTACTTTACTTGGTTTCGGAGTATCTGCGGCAACTGAACTAACAAAACAAGTTGTGGATATTGCTAGACCAAAAGTTGGATTTGAAGAAATTCCACTAGAAGTTTACAACTCACGTGTATATCTAGCAGGTAAGTACACTTTTGAAACAGTGGTGCTTAACCTACGTGATGACGCGAGTGGTGAAGTTCAAAAAATGGTTGGGCAACAGGTCCAGAAACAATTTGACTTTGTTGAACAGGCTTCTGCAAGATCAGGTATTGATTACAAATTTACAACTAAGATTGAAGTACTAGACGGTGGTAACGCTAATAACCCAGCAGGGGTTAATGTACTTGAAACTGCTAACCTATACGGTTGTTTCTTAACAAACGTTGATTATGGTGATGCAAACTACGGCACAAACGAAGCAATGCAAGTTGCACTTACTATACGTTTCGACAACATGGTACAGTGGGGTGCAGGCGAGCAAGGCGTTGGTGTTGGTATTGGTGCAGCAGTGGAAAGAACGCTTGGCGAATCTACTACTGGTGCTGGCGCAGCACAAGGCTAATTTTAGTCGTACTACAAAACTTAAAAAGCCCGGATTTTTTCCGGGCTTTTTTTATGGCTAAATACTAGTATGGCAAACAAATTTACAAGATTCTTAACAGACGTTTTTAGTGGTTTATCAAACCCAAAAGGTATAGTAGGAAACTACACGCATGCCACAAGATTGTTTATTGATGATACACTAAGACTTGCTCCCAAGAACAAATTTAGTTATTTTTTAAGATTTGAAATAGATACTTCTGTGCTTAAGGCACAGTCTTTTACACAGAAACATATCAATGAAGTTGGATTGTTAGTAAAGCAGGCAGATCTTCCAAAATTTAAATTTGATTCGGAAACTCTAAATCAGTATAACAGAAAGAAAATTGTTTATAGACAAATTTCATATGATCCTGTTAATTTATCATTCCATGATGATAATCAAGGAGTTGTAAGTGCATTGTGGGCAATCTATTATGGCTACTATATAAGAGATAGGCACTTACCAAACAGTGCATATGGTGCAAATCATTATAGATCAACAAAAACACCAAGTGATTTATTTAGATACGGTCTTGATAGCGATGTGTCAGCACCCTTATTCAAGAGCATAACATTATTCACAATGGGTCGAAGAAGATTCATTGGTTACACAATGGTCAATCCTCGAATCGTTAGTTGGTCGCACGGAAATATGGATTATGCGCAATCAGCAGAAACAGCAGAAAGTCAAATGACAATTGAGTATGAAGCGGTAACGTATAGTGCTGGTAGAGTAAGTGAAGGAAATCCAAAAGGATTTGCAACACTACATTATGATAACTCACCATCACCATTAAGTGTAGCAGGCGGTGGTGTTTCAAACTTATTGGGCGAAGGCGGAGTACTTGACGGACTGGAACAGGTATTTGGTGCAGTCGGCGACGGAACAGCATTTAGTTCGGGAGCAGGATTCCTAGGAACTGCAATCAAGGCTGTCAATACATATAAGAATGCAAAAGGACTTTCAAAGGCAGGATTAAAGTCAGAAGCAATCAATATCCTTACAAGTCCTGCAGGACAAGAAAGAGTTGCTTCTACAATTAATGGTGTTGCCGGAGCAATATTCCCCAAGAATAATACAAGCACAACTACCAATGGATCACAAAAGAAACTAACAGGGGATAGTACCTAATGACAACTACAAATTTACCATCAAGAGAAATACAGGACAGCGCAGCAAGAACAAAATTATTTTTTGATTCTTACGGCAAGGAGCCATTAGAATTTAATGCAAATGATGTTGATGCAACTGTGGGATTTTTTACTAAAAAAGGATTCGATGAACAGCCTGCATTGGTAGCAGCAACGACACTGTTAAAACAGGCTAAACTTGAAAACATTCCCGTGTTCCAAATATTGGATACAATAGGTGAATTTGACCAATTGGAATTAAGTG